AGCATTACGAAGTGTAAAAGAAAAAATAAAAAAATTTGCAAATGAAAATCCTTGTAATAATACCGAGTTATCCTAACATAAGTGGTGTAGACTATCACCGACTATTGCAACCACATAAACGATTAGCAGAAATGTTTGCTGATGATGTGGATATGTATCAAATAAATGAAATAGATACAGCAACAATAGAGTTCCTGCAAGGGTTTGATTTAGTAATAGCTAACCGATTTATATCAAGAGTAAAAGGAAACGATGTAATAAGAAAACTAAAGTATGCTAACGTGCCTTATGTATTAGATATTGATGATGATTACAGGTTACCTAATTGGCATATTCTACAAGCAGCAGCAAAGCAAGAAAACCACGCAGCAAAAATACTTCAAGCACTACACTACGCAAAAGCAATAACAACTACACACGAATACTTATCAGGAACTTTAAAGTATGAAGCAAGTCAGCCTAATACTTTTGAAATACCAAACGCAATTAATCCTGAAGAAGACCAGTATAAGTTTGCAAAAAGAGAATTTGATGTAGTTAAGTTTGGTTGGAGTGGAAGTATAACACATTTTGAAGATGTGCTACTTATGCACGATGGATTATATTCACTTTACCATCAAGATAAATACAAAGGTAAATTCCAAGTAGTTTATGGTGGATTCAGTAAAGATGATGAAACTTCAAGAGCAATAGCAGGAGTAATGTCTTGTAAGGGCAAAGCAAGTGAATCACAGTTTGCAACCTATCCAAGTGTAAGTATAAACGAATATGCAAAGTTCTATGATACGATTGATGTAAGTTTAATACCTTTACGAGATAACCGATTCAACAGGCTTAAATCAAACCTAAAACTAATTGAAAGTGGATTTAAAAAGAAGGCTTGTATAGTTTCAAATGTACATCCATACGAACCAATGTTAAATCATGGCAAGAATTGTCTTGTAGTAAAGCATAAAAACGATTGGTATAAACACATGGTAAAACTAATTGAAAACCCTGCAATGATTGAAGATTTAAGCGAACAATTATATTTAGATTGCCAAGTGCAACACATTGATAGAATAGCAGAAGCAAGATACAAAGCATATAAAAGCATTTTAAAGTTATGATAGATAAAATAATATACTGCATAGGAATAGCAATGTTGTTTACATCATTTTTTAGTTTAACACAACTACCAACGTGGTTAGATTTTAAACCATTTAACTGCAACGTGTGCCTTTCTTTTTGGATTTGTGTAATAACTATTCAATTTGATTTAATTCAGTACACACAAGCATTTGCAGTTGCAGGTTATGCTGCTTACTTTTCAATGATACTAAAAAGAATAATGTATAAGATATGAGAAACTTTGATGAAATATATTTTGCAATGAAGAAAAAGGGCGATAACCGATTCAGCATTTTGGAATTACTAAAAATATTTGATAATGAAACAAGTTGGGTGGGTACAAGTCAACAGCTATTAGAAATTAAATCATTAAGCCACGAGGTAACAGGTATGAGGTCAGGTGATTGTTCTGCTTGTAATTTAGATGCAGTTAAAAATATGGTTAGGTGGGTAAAGCAAAACGAACCTAATATAAAAATAAAGAAGAAGTAATGGCATTAATCGCAATGGCTGTGTATGACACAGAAGAAAACAAAAGAAGTAAATATACCAAAGAAACAATTGAAAGTTTATTTGATACAGTTGACTTTAGTAAACATAGGTTAATAATAGTTGACAATGATTCTTGCCAAGAAACAAAAGAAATTATAAAAGAAAAAGGATTAATTATTGATATGAATAAACATATTAATAATAAAACAGTTCCATTTAAAGTAATAACAAACACTGAAAATGTAGGAACTGCAAAAGCAATTAACCAAGCATGGGCATATCGTAAACCAAACGAAGTAGTAATTAAAATGGATAACGATGTGGTAATAAATAACTATGGTTGGGTAGAAGAAATGGAGTTAGCAATGAAACTCGGAGGCTATGGTATATTAGGTTTAAAACGTAAAGACTTAATGCAGTCACCAAATGCAAGTAACCATTGGAAAACTGAACTTAAAATGTTACCACACGAGAAAGGCGATAACTGGGTAGTAGTAGAAGAAAGTGCAGATATAATGGGAACAGTCCAAATGTTTCACCCTGAACTAATAAATAAAATGGGTGGATTAATGCAAGCAGGAGTATATGGATTTGATGATACATTAGCCTGCATTAGAGCAATACTACTTGGATATAAATTAGCATTCCTGCCACACATTGACATAGACCATATTGATGTAGGTGGCGATGCTTACACCGAATGGAAACGCAAATATGCAGGAGAAAAAATGGAAGAGTTTTATAAAATCAAAGATGGTTTAATAAATGGCACAATACCAATAAAAGTAGAACTATGATAGTATTAACAGTAGCAGATAATAGAAGCAAATGTTTTCAGTTAGAAAGGTCACTTAATCACTTTGGTTGGCAGTATCATATAATTGAAGTAAACCAATGGCAAGGATTTGGAACGAAGTTAAATAGAACCTATGAATACTTAAAAGCAAACCCAACTATTAAAGATTTTATATTTGTTGATGCTTATGATACATTCTTTTTAGATACACCTGCAAATACTAAACGTAAAATATATTGGAACTGTTTATTTAATTCAGAAGTAAATTGTTGGCCAGATGTAGACCAATTATCTAAATACGAAGAACGTGAGCAATACACAAAACCAAACACAAAGTTTAGATTCTTAAATTCAGGTGCTTACTATATGCAGTCAGAAACATTTATAAAGCTAATAGAATCAAAACAAATACACGATAGCGAAGATGACCAAAGAGTAGCAACTAAATGGCTATTAGATAATCCAAGCATAGGTATTGACCACGAGTGCAGAGTATTTCAAACCTTATGTGGAATATTACCAACAGATTACAAAATAGAGAATAATATATTTATAACTAAAGATAACTTTAAACCAACTATAATTCATGGCAATGGCAAAGCAGATATGAATTTTATATACGAACTAATATGAAAATAGAAACAGTAAAAATAAGCGCAGTAAAAAGCAATCCAAATAACCCAAGAATTATTAAAGATGACAAATTTAAAAAACTTGTAACATCAATAAAAGAATTCCCACAAATGTTGGATATAAGACCAATAGTTGTAAATGATGAAATGATAGTGCTTGGTGGCAACATGAGATTAAAAGCATGTATTGAAGCAGGAATAAAAGAAGTAGCAATAATCAAAGCAAGTGAATTGACACCAGAGCAACAAAACGAATTTATAATAAAGGACAACGTAGGCTTTGGTGAATGGAATTGGGATGACTTGGCTAACAGTTGGGACACCGAGCAATTAACTGAATGGGGATTAGACATACCTAACTTTGAAGTAACTAATTTAGAAGCAGAAGAAGATGACTTTGAAGCACCTGAAGGAGGAATTGAAACCGATATTGTATTAGGAGATTTATTTGAGATAGGAGAGCATAGATTATTATGTGGCGATAGTACAGATAGCGACCAAGTTGCTAAGTTAATGGATGGGCAAAAGGCTGATATGGTATTTACCGACCCTCCTTATGGTATGAAATTAAATGCTGATTATAGTGGTGCTAAAAGCAGTTTATCATTTTTTGGTGAAAAAGGAGTTAAGGGCGGTAAAAAATATGATAATGTTATAGGTGACCATGACGACTTTACACCTGAATTAATTAATACAATATTTGCTTGTTTTAATGATTGCAAAGAAATATTTATATGGGGTGCAGATTACTTCGCAGAATTGCTTCCTAATAAAAATGATGGTAGTTGGGTAGTATGGGATAAAAGGGCAAATGGAAATGATGATTTAGAAGCAGACAATAGTTCAGATAAAATGTATGGAAGCACATTTGAATTGTGTTGGTCTAAAAATAAACATAAAAGAGATATTGCAAGAGTAAAATGGGCAGGTATATTTGGAACTGAAAAAGAATTTGACCATAAAAGACATCACCCTACACAAAAGCCATCACTGTTACCACAATGGTTTTTTAATAAATGGGGGAAAGAAAATGATTTAATAGCAGATATATTTTTAGGTTCAGGAAGTACAATGGTAGCATCACACCAACTTAAACGCAAATGTTACGGAATGGAATTAGACCCTAAATACTGCCAAGTAATAATAGACCGAATGAAAAAGTTAGACCCTACATTAATAATAAAACGAAATGGCATACGACAAGACTAAACAAGCAATGGAAATATCATTAACAGATGGTTGTAATACTTTAAAAGATAAATTCAAAAACGAAAAAGAATTTACTGAAAACTTATTACCAAAGTTAGAATCAATAATAAAAAATGCTTATGATTTAGATATAGATACAATTGAATTAGAAAAACAATTTAAACTTAATGAATTTGGATATTTTCAAATATTTGCAGATATTTATATTACAACAAAGCAAGGAAAGGATATATTGATTGAATGCAAAAACCCAAGACATGACAAAGCAGAAACATTTAATGCTTTTGGACAAATTATGTCCTATGAATACCTATTATCAAAAACACCTTTTAAACCAATTATAATATTAGCAACAAGTAATTTTGAATTTTACTACTTTGATTTTATAAAACAATTTAATTTAAATTTTGATGTTATAATTAATAATAAAGAACAAACAGCATTTTGGCTTAACGAATTTTAAAATGTATAAAACAGAAGATTTATTAAATACAGCGATTGAAGCAATAAAGAAAAACAGATTAATATTTATTGAAGATATTATTGCTTTTTTACCTTGCCACAAATCAACATTTTATGAGCATTTTCCAAACGAATCCGACAACTATAAAAAGATGTTTGATATGTTGGAAACAAACCGAACTACTTTAAAGGTTTCTATGAGGTCAAAGTGGTTTATGTCAAATGCACCTGCTTTGCAAATGGCATTAATGAAACTAATTGCAACCCCTGAGGAACTCAAAAAGCTATCAATGACATTTGTTGAAAGTGAAAACACAAACAGAAATGAAAACTTTGATATAAGCAAACTATATGATAGCAAGGCACAAACCGATTTGGAATCAACTGAATAATGATACACGTTACTTTATTGTAACAGGTGGTCGTGGTTCGGGTAAGTCTTTTGAGATAGGTAGGTTCGCTTCACTGCTATCGTATGAACGTGGGCATAGAATACTATTCACAAGGCAAACCATGACTTCTGCTCACTTGTCTATTATTCCTGAATTTCAAGAAAAAATTGAACTACTTGAATTGCAAGATGATTTTGAAATATTAAAAAGCGAAATAAAGAATAAAAGGTCAGGCAGTGAAATATTATTTAAAGGTATAAAAACAAGTAGTGGTGACCAAACAGCAAACTTAAAATCATTGCAAGGTGTAACAACTTGGATATTAGATGAAGCAGAAGAATTAGTAGATGAAAAAACATTTGATAAAATAAACCTATCAATACGACAAAAAGGTAAAAAGAACCGAATAATATTAATCTTAAACCCTGCAACAAAAGAACATTGGATATACAAGAAGTTTTTTGAAGAACGAGGGGTAATAGAGGGTTATACTGGCATACATCAAGATGCAACATATATTCATACTACTTATATGAATAACCTTGAAAACCTTGATGAATCATTCTTAAATGAAATAGAACGAATAAGAGAAAACAACCCTGCTAAATACAAACATATTGTTTTAGGTGGTTGGGTAAACAAAGCAGAGGGTGTAGTGTTTACGAATTGGACATTTGGAGAATTTAATCCTGATAACCTGCAAACTTCATTTGGATTGGATTTTGGTTTTAGTATTGACCCTGATGCATTAAGTGAAGTTGCTATTGACAAAAAGCATAAGATAATATACGTTAAAGAACACTTATACAGTAATGGTTTAAAAACCCACGTATTAAGCCAAATACTAAAGGATAGAACACAAGGCAAGGTAATTATAGCAGATAGCGCAGAAGACCGTTTAATAGCAGATTTAAGGCATGCAGGTATAAACATACGAGCAGTAAAGAAAGGAACTATTGAAAGTGGTATAATACGAATGCAGAACTATAATATCATAGTAGAGCCAAACAGTCACAATATAGCAAAGGAATTAAACAACTATGTGTATGCAGATAAAGCAAGTCATATGTATATTGACAATTGGAATCAAATGATAGATTCAATTAGGTATAACGTAATATTCCAACTTGATAACCCAAGCGCAGGAAGATACGCAACAATGAAAATTTAGCAAAAAAGTAAAAAATTTATATATTAAAGAGAATGAAGTTTGAAAAAATAACCATTAGTCAGTTTATTAAATGCAAAACAATTGCAGAATTGGAAACAGACCCATTGAACCGAAACATTAAATTGTTAGCTGAATTAACTAACAAGACTTTTGATGAAATAGAATCAATGCCAATTGAAGACTTAACAAAAGAATTAAAAGCATTTAGTGAAATAGAAAACCTAAATCCAAACGCAAAGGTTAAAATGGATTTTAAAGTTAAGGGTAGAAGGTTTAAATGTATTTGGCAAACTCAAAAATTAAAAGCAGCACAGTACATTGATGCAACTTCTTTCTGCAAAGATGAGGCGAATATCATAAACAATATTCACAATATACTTGCAGCGATTTGTGTTGAAAAGAATTGGTATGGTAAAATAAAAAAGTACGATGGAACGAATCACAAAGAGGTTGCAGACTTGTTTTTGAACCATATGAAAATTGAGCAGGCATATCCTATCATGCTTTTTTTTTGCAGGTACTACAAGGAATTAGCCGACAATATCCTAATCTATTTGGAGGAGGAGGCGAACAAAGCAATGGAGAAAGTGAAGCCAATATTGGACAAACATTCGAAACTAAATGGGGTTGGATTGTAGCTATAAACAACCTTGCAAATAACGATAGGAGCAAGTGGGAATACTACGAAGATATGAACATAATAGAGTTCTTAAACACGTTAGTATTTTACAAGGATAAAAGTGAAGATGATAAAATAAAATGGCAAGCAGCGCAACGAACATAGGTAATAAGTATGGCAGTTCATTAGATACCTTTACAAAGGATTTACAAACTGGTGT